AACTTAGAATACTATGATGAATGGAAGAACCACCCAGCCTTTATTCCAGACCTAGTGAGAATGTTAGATAATGTATTAGATGACTTTATCGCTAGAGCACCTGACCAATTACACAGAGCTAAATTTTCTGCTATGCGGGAAAGAAGTATTGGTCTCGGTGCTATGGGGTATCATGCTTATTTACAGAAAATGGCAGTACCATTTGAAAGTATGCAAGCGACCTCAGTGAATGTAGAAATGTTTGACCGTATCAAGCATGACGCAATGGAAACAACAAAGAAACTAGCAGTAGAAAAAGGTGCTTGCCCAGATGACGATTCTTGCAAAGTAAGAAACGCACATCTTCTTGCAATCGCACCGAACGCTTCTTCTAGTATTATATGCGGTAATACAAGTCCAAGTATTGAGCCTTTTAGGGCTAACGCTTTTACACAGAAAACTAAGTCAGGAAGTAATTTGTTAAAAAACAAGTTCTTAATTGACGTTCTTAAAAAGCATGGACAAGATAGTGATAGTGTTTGGAAAAGCATTATCATGCAAAGAGGTAGTGTACAACACCTAGACTTCTTAACACAGGACGAAAGAGATACTTTCAAGACTGCTGTTGAGATAAATCAAGCATGGTTAATAGAACACGCTGCAGAAAGACAAGAATTTATCTGTCAGTCTCAGTCACTAAATCTATTCTTCCCGCCTGATGTAAACAAAGGTGATTTACACAATGCGCACATGTTAGCATGGGCAAAAAACCTAAAAACGCTTTACTATTTACGTAGTGAGGCAATTTCAAGAGCAGACAATGTAACTACTGAAGCAAAGAGAGAAATCATATTTGAAGCAGAAGAATGTCTAAGTTGTGAGGGATAAAGATGAGTTTATTAAAAGAAAGAGAATATTATAAACCTTTCCAGTACCCGTGGGCATTTGAGAATTATAAAAAACAACAACAAATGCATTGGCTACCAGATGAAGTGCCACTACAGGACGATATTAAGGATTATAGAGAAAAATTAAGTGAAGGCGAAAGGACGTTACTAGATAACATCTTTAAGTTTTTCACTCAGGCAGATGTAGATGTGTGCGGAGGCTATGCCCAGCACTACTTACCTACATTTAAACAGCCAGAAGTAAGAATGATGCTAGTTGCTTATGCAGCTATGGAGGCAGTCCATCAGGAAGCATATTCCCTTCTACTAGAAACTTTAGGTAAGTCGGAAGACATGTACCAAGAGTTTTTTGATATTGGCGCTATGATGGAGAAACATGAGTATCTACAAGATTTCAACATGCAGACTCCATATGACATGGCAAAAACAATGGCAGTATATAGTGCGTTTACAGAAGGAGTACAGTTATTTAGTAGCTTTGCTATTCTTCTTAACTACCCAAGACATAACTTAATGAAAGGAATGGGACAAATTGTTACATGGAGTATTCGTGATGAATCACTACATGTAGAGGGCTTGTCAAAACTATTCAGAACTTTCATGCAGGAAAACCCTGAATTATGGACTGATAAGTTAAAATACGAGATATATTGTGCAGCTGAAAAAACAGTAGAGTTAGAAGATAACTTTATTGACATTTGCTTTGATAAAGCAGATGTACCTGATTTAACTGCAAAAGAAGTCAAGGAATATATTAGATATATCGCTGACAGAAGGTTACTAGGTATCGGTATGAAGAAAATATTTCATAGTACAGAAAACCCATTACCTTGGATTGACATGCAAGTCAACGCAGTTGAGCATACCAACTTTTTTGAAAACCGTGCTACTGAGTATGCTAAGGCTAGTACACAAGGAAATTGGCAGGATATATTCAAATGAGTGAAGAACAGCAAACAATTACTATTGATGGGACAGAATACCCAATAGACCAGTTGAGCGATGACCACCAAAATGTAATAAACCACATTCAGGTTGCAGACCAAGAGATAGCTAGAATACAAACAATGCAAGCTATTCTCACTACTGGTCGTCAGGCATACATCAACCAACTCGGCGATGAACTAAAGAAGCCCGACGCGGAGTTCACCCCAGAACTAGTTAAGTGAAAATATTTATAGGGTATGAAGAAAACCACCCAGAAATGTATGACGTGTGTAAGGCGAGTATCGAAAGATTCTCTAAATTACACACCATACGTCCTTTAAGGAAATCAGCCTTACAGGATACTGGAGTATATACTCGACCCTATCAAGGCGAAGCTACGGACTTTGCTTTTACTAGATTTCTAGTTCCATGTTTGTCAGAGTATGACGGATATGCATTATTCTGTGATGGTGACTTTCTTTGGAGATGTGACCCAGCAGAATTAGAACAGTATCAAAGTGAAGAACATGATGTTCATGTGGTTAAACACCCTGAACTCATAACCCGACAAGGAATAAAAATGGACGGCAAAGTAAATCGTCCATATCCTTACAAATACTGGTCATCTCTAATGTACATCAATTGTGATGAAATGGAGATAGACGACAAGCAAGTAAATGAAGCCCCAGCGGGTGATTTACATGGCTTTAAATGGACAGACAAACCTATCGGTAGTCTGCCCGCAACTTTTAATAATATGGTAGGATATTACGATATTCATAATCCAAAGGCAGTACATTTTACAGATGGCGGTCCTTGGCTGAAAGGGTACGAGAATGTTCAATACGCAGAAGAATGGAGGACTGTCCTTGAAGAAACAAGACGACCAATATAGTTTTTTAGAGCACAGACGAGAGCAAGAAGCTGCGCACCATAATAGACTTTCTAACGAAGAGCTAAACCCAATTAATTCGATACTTACAGTCGAAGTAAATACTACCGAACTTTGTAATCGAACTTGTGTGTTTTGCCCGAGACATGACCCTGAAGTCTTTGGGAATAGAAACTTGCATATGACTCCGAAAGGAGCAGCAAGGATTGCCAAGGAACTTGCAGACAATCATTATCGTGGGAAAATCTCTCTTAGCGGATTTGGAGAAAATTTACTTAATCCGCAGTTTAGAGAAATAGTTAAAAGTTTTAGAACACATCTTCATTCCAACATAATCGAGTGCAATACTAATGGGGATAGATTATCACCAGAGTATGCAAGTGACCTTTTTGAGAATGGTTTATCCTTGTTATACATTAATCTGTATGACGGAGCGCATCAGATTTATCATTTCGATAAACTTATGCAGGACATTCCATCAGAGAGATACAAGTATCGTATGCATTGGAGTATGAAAGACCATGGACTAATTCTTAATAATAGAAGTGGTACCATCGACTGGCTCGGTATAGAGGACAGCGATATCCAATCTTTGCAAGGTAAGCCGTGTCATTACCCTTTCTACAAAATGTTTGTAGATTGGAATGGAGACGTTCTCTTTTGCTCCAACGACTGGGGTAGAGAACATATAGTAGGAAATTTATTAAACGATACGCTAATGAATGTTTGGTTTGGAAAACCAATGAGGAAAATCAGACGTAAGTTAGCAAAAGGAGATAGAACTATGTCACCCTGCAATAGTTGTAGTGTAGACGGCTCTCTCTTTGGGAAACAGTCATTCGACATGGTACTAGAATATGAAGCAAAGAATTAAGGAACAAATAGATAGATTCTTAGAATGGTCGTTTAAAAGAAAGGCAAGAAAACAATTCGATAAATCAAAATTAAAATATACAGATGGTGATAACACATGAACATAGCAATTACAGGTACATCAGGACTAGCAGCAGCCATAGCGGGTGCTTTGCAAAGCCTAGACAACCAAATCTTTACACCGCGTATAGAAGATATAACCATGAATGGTATATTGTTTTACGGCTTCTCAAAAGGACATCACAACGAATGGGACGTTTTAATTAATCACGCCCACCAAGATTTTGACCAAACAAAAATACTTGACATAGCTTTCAGAGCATGGCAACCTTACACTAACAAGTACATAATCAATATAAGCTCACGAGCTGCCCAACCAAACATTTCAAAAGGCTATATGTATAGCGCACAGAAAGCTAGTCTTAATCATCTAGCTACTAACCTTGCTTATAATAGCGACAAACATTGCCGAATAACTACAATCAATCTCGGTTTACTCAATCACGAAGATTTACCTAGTGTGTCTTATGATGAAGTTGCTGATATTGTCAAATGGTTAGTTAGAATGGCAGAATTTACAGAGCTAGAAGTACCCGAGATAACAGTACAAAATAGGGCAAACTACCAAGACGTCCAAGCAGATAAACAAACTCTAAAGGAGATGGAATGGTACACGAACAAATTTTAGAAATACTAGAAAATAAAAATATAATCCTTGTAGGTAATTCAATAGAAATAATGAACTACGAAAAGGGTGAATTTATAGATAGTCATGATGTAGTTATTCGTATGGGTAAAGGAATACCTCGTTGGGATAGAGATATCCATATCGGTAAGAAAATAGATATATGGGCTACTGGCTTTCTTAGAGCAGAACAAGTAGCAAAACAACCCAAATTAAAAACAGTACCAAAACTATTAAATCGTACACGAATTAATTTACGAACCGCTAAAAATTTAGATAAGAGTTTAGAGTTTGACTTTCACACAATGTTTAGTGATGAAGAACTCCTTGAGTTGTATGGTGAGTTTGGTTATAAAGATAACGTAATATTGGGAAGACCTTCTAATGGTTTTATAACTTTGCTATGGTTAATTAAGAAAGCATGGGTTTGGAAAAGCCTTACGCTTATTGGATTTGACTTCTTTGCAAAGAAAGCTCCTATCAGAGTTGGAGCATCTCACCCTAATAGTTGGCATATGCCAAGAAATAGTGAAGATACAATTCCACACAATGTTCCTGCCGAAAAAGAGTACGCCCTAGAAATGAAGCGTAATGGTATTATTAAGTGGGAAATTCTTTCTGACTTGAAAGAAGAAATCCTGGACGTTTAAGTCTTTTTTCGACGAACTATTCGTATAATCTGTGTTGAAATTTTAGAAGTTTTTATTGACTCTATAAGGCAGAACAGCCAGAGTTGAAATACCATTTTAAAAGAAGGCGTAACCATGTTATACTTTATCCTATTATATCTTACCAAGCAGGTACCCTGCTTCCACTACTTTTCGTAAATATCTTTTCTGTTTATCCGCTTTCTGTAAAATCCTTTCATTTATCCCTTCCCTTCTTAAGTTAAGAGGAATATCATCAATTAGATTAGACCACATATCCCATGGCGTTGCCATATAGCATAATGTTGACATATCGTAGTAGTCAAAGAATAAATAAGTTTGGTCTATATTTATTGAGAAAGCTTTTCGCATCATTGTATGATGATTCATAGTATCTTTTGGTCCGATAGACTCTTTCTTAATTAATTCATCTAGTCGCATATCAAAGTATAAAGGCATGTACCCATGGTTCATTCTTTTCATATGGCGGAATATTTCAGTATCGTTTGCTGAAAGAATAAATGAATCAGTATCATGTAAAGGTTCGCCATTAGCATTTTTCTCTCTTGTAGCTTTTCCACCTCTAAAGAAGTAACTATTAGGTTTAGCTTTGAATAGCTTCCAGTTAAGTAGTAAGAAATCTTCTTCATGGTCGTCTTTCTTTGCATCTAACTCTAATATTTTATAGTAGTTGCCATAGAATGGGTGGTCAAAATACTGATGCTTTCTAGAGAAATAAACGACTTTGTCTCCCATAGCTTTGACTGTTGGAACATTGCCTTCAAATTTTCCGTTAAATATTCTCGGACCTTTAGTATGCACAATAACTCTTTCTATCGGTGCTCCTTTTGGAGCTTTGTCTTTCCAATGCTCTTTAAACTGTAACAATACTCTTGCCATTCTATTGGAGCCGGTTCCTCTAAATGCAAAAGGAGTCTGGTAACTATATACTTCTCTAAAGTTTTTCATTGCCCAATTAATCGTTGGCTCCATATTTTCCGCAAGTATACCCCTCCTGTTGAACAGGTGGATTCTAAAGTTTTCAGAATTATTAACTAGTGAACTAAGTGTCATCTCAGTATTAAATTCTTCTGTAAGTATAATTATATCTATCATTTTACTGTATATTCCCAAAATTGCTCGAGGTATGCCTCAACGCGTTCTTCTGCATCTTCATCGAAATGAAACACTATACCAGATCTTTTGCTGGATAGTATCTTAAGGAGTGCGGTTCTTGAGCCACATTCCTTCCCTGCTATTCCTTGATAAATAGACTCATAGGTTAAATGATTCTTTTCTCTAGCTACTCTAGGAGTGGCTACAGAGTGAACATTCTTTCCTAATAAAAGACCTTCTATTCCCATTTGGCTATTGGGACAGAACCCTAAGTCAGTACATCTTTCAAGTATTTCATGTCCGCCAACTTTTTTATTTATTACTTTATCTGCTCCATATCTTTGTTTATATTTCGCAACCCATACATGGGCAGTAATAGGGTGAGGCTTAATTACATAGCCTTGGTCAATCTTATCATCAACTTTTTTCCAATCTAAAACGTTTTTTCCTCCTTGGATTAAGTTACTTCCTGGTGGAAATATAACTTTATCATAAGTTGAAGGATTAAACTGTAGAGTATATTTGTTCTCTAAACTATCGATTATCTTTTGTATTCTTTCTTCGTCTATCTTTATATCGGAATCAGCAATACTATGCATAACTCGGTCATTTATTTTTATCGTATTTACACGAATAAATATACCACCACCTAGAAAATCAGTATATAACCAATTTCTAATAGTTCTTAATTCATTTGTATTAAACCAAAGATCAAACTCAAACTTTGCTCCTCTATGTTCTTTTGGTAATACTCTTCTTTGAAACTCTAGTAACGTATCTAACCTACCCTTAGGTGGCATACAACTACCTGATTTCATAAAATGAGTTGGGACATCTCCTAACTCTTCATTTATAGCTAACTTATCAAGACCCATTCGATCTCTCAGTTAACTTCCAGACTTGTTTTTCTAAGTCTTTTATTCTTTCTTCCTGTTCCCCTATTGTGTCAAAGAGGGCTGCCATTAGGTTTTCCATCTTACTATTCACATATTCAGGAGTTATCTCGTCTTTCCTGTATTGTTTAGTCCAGTGCTCTTTCTTTTGTTGCGGTTTAGGCTGTGCCATATTTTAGCTCCATGATGATCCGTCCCAATATGAGGCACCGATGTCTGAAGCGCTTGATACTTCAGTATCGAATATAGTCCCAGCTTGTGACGCTGTTATTCTTTCAAAGATACCCGTACTTGTTGCAGTTGCAATAGTAGTTAGGTGATCCGTTGTTATTGTAGTGTCTGTTGCTCTAGTAGTATTATACGTAGAAGCTGTTGTTCTAGTAGTATTAAAGACAGACCCTGTTGTACTACTTGTTTCGAAGACTGTTGAAGTCGACTTAGTAGTGTCAAATGTGCTAGTTGTAGATTTACTTGTTGAAGTAGCTCTTGAACTTGCTGTTGTTACCGAAGTATCAAATGTACATACAGTAGACTTACTTGTTGACGTAGCTCTAGAACTTGCTGTTGTTGTAGTTGTATTGTACGTTGAAGTAGTAGTCTTACTTGTTGAAGTAGCTCTTGAACTTGCAGTTGTTGTACTTGTATTATAAACTGTACTTGTAGATTTACTTGTTGAAGTAGCTCTTGAACTTGCAGTTGTTGTACTTGTGTTATACGTTGTAGTAGTAGCCTTACTTGTTGAAGTAGCCCTACTTGTAAGAGTACCTAGTGTAGTTGCATATACTGTTGCAGTACTTAATGTAGTAGATGTAGCTCTTGAACTTGCTGTAGACTTAGTAGTGTCATATACCGTTGAAGTACTGAATGAAGTAGATGTAGCTCTTGAACTTGCTGTAGACTTACTAGTGTCATATACTGTAGTTGTAGACTTACTTGTTGAGGTAGCTCTTGAACTTGCAGTAGCCCTAGTAGTATTATATGTTGAAACTGTAGACTTACTTGTCGAAGTAGCTCTTGAACTTGCGGTAGCCCTAGTAGTATTGTAAACAGTTGTTGTACTTCTACTTGTTGAAGTAGCTCTTGAACTAGACCTAGAAGTTGCAAATGTAGTTTCATAAGTTGTAGTTCTAGCTGTATTTGTATTGAATACTGTGTTTACAACTACGTTATCTGTTAGTCTACTTGTGTTTGTATTATACGAAGTACTTGCTGTAAACTCACAAGCATATGATGTATTTGTTGAGTAACAAGTATTTGTACTATTTGTAAATCCTGTGCTATTCGTAAACGAAGTAGTATACGAAGTATTTGTATTGTTTGTGTGAGCACCAGTATTATTTACAAAGGTAGTCTGGTAACTTGTATTCGTACTATTAGTAAACGAAGTAGTATACGAAGTATTTGTATTGTTTGTGTGAGCACCAGTATTATTTACAAAGGTAGTCTGATAACTTGTGTTAGTGTTATTCGTGTGAGCACCAGTATTATTTGTAAACGTAGTCTGGTAACTCGTGTTTGTATTGTTTGTATGAGCACCAGTATTATTTGTAAAGGTAGTCTGATAACTTGTGTTAGTGTTATTCGTATGAGCACCAGTATTATTTGTAAAGGTAGTCTGGTAACTCGTGTTAGTATTATTCGTGTGAGCACCAGTATTATTTGTAAACCCTGTAGACCTCGAAGTATTCGTATTATTTGTATGAGCACCAGTATTATTTGTAAACCCTGTACTATTTGTGAATCCTGTGTTGTTAGCGTCAGCAGCAGTATTATTCGTAAACGTAGTCTGGTAACTTGTATTCGTATTTGTGAAGTTATCTGTACTATTCAAGAAGTTAGTAGTTCTAGAAGTAGCTGTATTTCTTGTGGTTGATAAGAATTGTGCACCAAATTCAGGGTCAACAAATACAGTAGTTAAGTACGAAGTACTATTCTCAAATGTAGTTGTTACAGAAGTATTTGTATTCCAGAAGTTTTGAGTACTGTTTGTAAACTGACAACCATATGATGTATTCGTTGAGTAACAAGTATTCGTGCTTCTAGAAGTATTTGTATTTCTAGAAGTATTGGTTGAATAACAAGTATTTGTACTATTTGTAAATGCTGTATCTCTAGAAGTATTAGTTGCGTAACAAGTGTTTGTACTGTTTGTAAACTGACAACCATATGATGTATTCGTTGAGTAACAAGTATTTGTTGCTACTGTGAATCCACAAGCATATGATGTATTAGTTGAATAACAAGTATTTGTAGCTACTGTGAATGCACAAGCATATGATGTATTCGTTGAGTAACAAGTATTTGTTGCTACTGTGAATCCACAAGCATATGATGTATTAGTTGAATAACAAGTATTTGTAGATACCGTTACGTTATCGGTAGTCCTACTTGTATTCGTATTATTTGTAAACTGACAACCATATGAGGTATTCGTTGAATAACAAGTATTTGTAGATACAGTTACGTTATCTGTAGTTCTACTTGTATTAGTATTTCTACTTGTATTTGTATTGTTTGTATGAGCACCTGTATTGTTAGTAAAGCTAGTCTGGTAACTTGTATTTGTATTTCTCGATGTAGCATTTGTAAAGCTAGTATTAAAACAAGTGTTTGTATTTTGGCTTGTACTGTTTGTGAAACCTGTAGACCTACTAGTATTTATCGTCGTGTCATACGAAGTATTAAAGGTCGTGGTTGTATTGTAAGTAGTAGTTGTTGCTTTACTAGTATTAAAAGTAGTTGTAGTTGTAAAGTTAGTCGTTGTATTAAATACAGTAGTTGTACTACGAGTAGTATTAAAAGTAGTTGTAGTCGTATAGTTCGTAGTAGTATTAAATACAGTAGTTGTTGCCTTACTAGTATTAAAAGTTGTAGTCGTCGTATAGTTCGTAGTAGTATTAAATACAGTAGTTGTTGCTTTACTAGTATTAAAAGTAGTTGTAGTTGTAAAGTTGGTTGTTGTATTAAATACAGTAGTCGTAGCTCTAGTAGTATCAAAAGTAGTTGTAGTTGTATACGTTGTTGTACTATCAAATACAGTAGTCGTAGCCCTCGTCGTGTTATACGTGGTAGTAGTTGTAAAGTTTGTAGTAGTATTAAATACAGTTGTAGTAGCTAGGTTGGTCTCAAATGTAGTTGTAGTGGTAAAGTTGGTTGTTGTATTAAATACAGTTGTAGTATCTACAGTAGTATCATAAGTAGTTGTAGTTGTAAAGTTGGTTGTTGTATTAAATACAGTAGTTGTAGCCCTAGTAGTATTATACGCTGTTGTTGTTGTAAAGTTGGTTGTTGTATTAAATACAGTAGTTGTAGATCTAGTAGTGGCAAAAGTAGAAGTTGTATCTCTATTAGTGTCAAATACCGTAGATGTACCTAGTGTAGTTGCAAATATTGTAGCTGTATTTACATTTGTTTCAAAAGTACAAGTAGTACTAAATGCAGTCTCTTGTGTTCCTGAAATAAATGTAGTCTGTGTGTTAGTAGACCTCTGTGTTGAACGTACGGCATTGAATGGCCCTTCTAGAGAGCCACCATCATTTACGTAGACGTGAGCAATACGACGAATCGTTCCGCTATCGTTAACCGCAAGAAAGCGGATTTGGCGAAGTGTTCCTCCGTCATTACAATAAATTGCCATTTAAGTTCCTATGAGTAAACGTACCAAACGTGTCCGCTTGATGTTGATTCCACTCCAGTTGGAGCAGTTGTTGTAATAGTATAAGGTAGTCTTGCTGCTGCAATCGTACCCGACATCTTTGTGCCAGGAACGTCCATATTGGACACCTGTCTGCTACTATTAACAATTTCTGTTCCGTCAATACTTAGACCGGAATCTTCAATATTGAATTGTAATTTTGTTCCCATTTTATACCTCTATTGCTTGTCTCATAACTTTGATAGTTATATTATCTGTTGAAGCAGGTGTAGCTCTTAGTCTTACGTTGCCTGAGTTAATGTCTGCGTCAAATGTTACTTGTGCACCATTATCAAAGATAGATGCATACTGTGTTAAATAAACTGTTGTTCCATCGTGGAATAATAGTAATTCTAGTGCTTGGTAATCTCCATCTGTACTATTAGTAATAGATATTAGATACTTAGCAGTTCTAAATGTAGCGGCAGCAAATTGATCAACTGTTTGCTGTCCTGTAGAGTTACTTGTAAGTGTAGCTACATCAAACCCACCAACTTCATCAATGTGTAATTTCTGAGGTGGATTAGTGTCTTGAATACCTACTAGTCCTGCTACTTTTACTAAGTCACCAGTACCGTTACCAAGTGTTACGTGTCCTGTTGTTTCTAAGGTAGCTACGCTGACATTGGCACTAGTTGCTGTTATATTACCTGATAATACTAAGCTGGTACCATTTAAAGTTCCTGTAAGTGTACCACCTGTTAAAGCTAGAACGGCTGATTCGTTAGCTAAAGCTATCCAGTTACCAGCGTGTCCAAAGTACCCTTTACCTGTGCCATGCACGTGAGCAAACATTCCGTGGTAAGTACTTGCACTAGGTAAGTCTCCTTCTGATGAATATACATTGGCAAATAATACTTTGTTTCCATTACCATCAAGAGTTCCTGATAAAGTAGTTGTACCTTCTAATGTTATACCTGAAGCTATCTGTGTAGTTGTAACTGAATTCTGTGCGATTTCAGAAGCACCCACTTGGTTAGCTGCTATCTTAGCTGATGTGATTGCGTTGTCGGCTATCTTTGCTGTTGTTACTTGTGAAGCCCCAAGATGTATAGTATCTATACTACCAGTTATTAGCTCTGCGCTGTCTACTGAGTTTGCTGCTAAATCACCTGCTGCTATAGTACCGTCTGTAATGTGATCTGAAGATATTACTCCTGAAGGTAGCTTAGCTGCTGTAATAGCATTGTCTGCTATTTTCGCTGTTGTTACCTGTGAAGCTCCAATATGTATAGTATCTATACTACCAGTTACTAATTCTGAACTATCTATTGAGTTAGCCGCTATAGCTGCTCCGACTACTGCGTTTGCAGCAATCTCTCTTGCAGTAATATTATTTTCGGCTATCATTGCTGATTCTACAGCGTTTGCTTGAATTGTTGAAGTACCTGTTACTGTACCTGCACCTGTAAAGGAAGCTGATGTCCAGACGACATCTCCAGTCATTCCGATTGTTCTTCCTGTTTGTAATGCTGTAGCTACTGTAGCTGTTGCCGCATTACCTGAAGTATCTTGGTTACCTGCTGTGTTAACACCTGGTAGGTTAATAGCTGCTGAACCGTCAAAGGCTACTCCACCAATATTTCTAGCTGTTGCTAGTGTAGTTGCTGTAGTTGCGTTACCTGTAACTGCACCTTCTATATCTGCTACTAGTGTAGCGACTGCATAACCTGTACCACTTACATTTACTGTAGTAGTAGGTTGTTGTTGTAAATCTTTAAAGAGTCTCCATTTTCCAGAAGCATTTGCGTCTCTGAATATACCAGAGTACAAATCTTGTGAACCTGATGTATCGTATAATCCATAGAAACCAATATCAACAGCGTCTGAGCTGTTGTTAGCTGTTGCCATTGAGATTAAAGAGTCACCAGTAGTAATTGTAGTGGCTGAAGCTGCAAATGAAGTACCTGATACTGTTACATCTCCTGAGAAAGTAACGTTACCTGACATTGTTTGTCCGCTTAGTGCATCTGATTTAAGTTCTGATGTAGATACTGAGTTTGCTGCTAAATGGTCTGCTGTTAGTAAACCAGTAGCAACCATTCCAACTGCGTTAATAGCATTATCTGCTACTTTTGCCGCTGTTACTGAATCTGCCGCTAATTTAGCTGTTGTTACTTGAAGTGCGCCGATATGGATAGTGTCTATACTACCAGTAATAAGTTCCGCGCTATCTACTGAGTTAGCTCCTAGCTGTGTAAGAGTAACACTTCCGTCAGGAATTTTAGCTGCTGTAATAGAGTTGTCTGCTATGTCAGCTGTTACGATTGTTCCATTTACTATTTTTGCTGAAGTTATAGAGTTGTCTGCTAAATCGTTTGTTACGATTGTGCCAGTAGCTATATGGTCTGAAACTACAACTCCTGAAGGGAGTTTAGCTGCCGTAATAGCATTATCGGCTAGTTTGTCTGTTGTTACAACGCCATCAGCTATATGTATAGTATCTATACTACCAGTTACTAGCTCTGCGCTGTCTATTGAGTTAGAGGCTATTTGATCCCCTGTTACTTGGTCGTCATCAATATGCTGAGTTAAAATAGCGTTGTTGGCTATTTTTGCACCAGTTACTGAAGTTGCTGATAAATGTATAGTGTCTATACTACCAGTTACTAGTTCTGCGGTGTCTACTGAGTTAGCCCCTAGCTGTGTGACTGTAATGCTTCCATCAGCTATATGATGAGCTGTAACTGCATTTTGTGCAATGTAGTTAGTAGTAATAACATTTGCTGCTAATTTAGCTGTTGTTACTTGTGCATTTGCAATATGGGCAGTATCAATACTACCGTCTACTAATTCGCTAGAGTCTACTGAATCTGCTGCCATTAAGTCTGCTGTAATAGTTCCACTTGGAATCTGTACTGCTGTGACTGAGTTTTGTGCAAGTGTTTCTGTTACTACAGAGTTAGTTGCCATTTTTACGCTGTTAATAGCGTTTGCCGCTATCTTAACTGTAGTTACTGAGTCAGTTGCTAGTTTAGCCGCTGTTACTTGAATTGCTGCAATATGTATAGTGTCTATACTGCCTGATACTAGCTGAGCTGAGTCTACTGAGTTAGAAGCTATAGCTGCTCCGTCAATTGAGTTATCTGCTACTGCCGTAACGGCTGATGCTTGTAATTGTGCTGCTCCAACCGCGTTAGTTGCGATTTCGGCTGTGTCTACCGCGTTTGCTGCAATTTCTGATGAGCCGACTGCATTCCCAGCGATCTCACTCGCAGTAATAGAGTTACTTACAATTTCTGTAGTCCCTACTGCGTTTGCCTCAAGCGTGGAGACTAAGTGATTTTCCTTTCCTATGAGTGCCATGTTATGTCTGCTCCAGATACGATAGAGTTACATCTATCGAGCTTGCAACGTTTGATTGTACTTTGATAATATCACCTGCTTCTAAAACAACTTTACCGTCACCACCTATAACTACAACCGAAGTACCACTTGGTATGGGACTTGATTTAATTATCGTGGCGTGATGAGATGCACTAGAGTCAAAAAACTCTACTGTAGCTTCGATCATTCCTCCACTTTGGTTACATACATAACAACCGATAACGGTTGATGTAGTATTAGAAGGGCAGGTATAAACACTTGCTAAAGAAGTGCCTACATTAACTGATGTTACTGTTTTAAATGCTGATGCCATGTTGCTATCCTAATGCTATACTAAGTGCTAAGATGTCATCTTCTGTAGCAATAGCTTCTGAATGAGAAGCTACTATTACTATATTTCCACCTGAGTCTTTAGTATAAATCTTTTTGTTGGCCACATTCATAGCTATCTCATGAGTTGCTAGATCACTAGAACTCGGAGCAGCGCCTGCTGATTCTGACCTTTTAATTTTAATTACTTGTGCCACTAGAAAGTACCTCCATCTAGTGTATTAGACCATGCGACTGTAGAGGACGCTCCTACTTGGAGTAATTGTCCTACGCTGTTCGTTGAGTCGTATGAACCTATTGATAGTTTAGCATAACCGCCATTGGCACCACCGGCACCATATAGAAGATCTCCATTAGCTGTTGCTGAAATACCTTTTAGACTTAAGTTTGCTCCACTATTATGTGAAATTGTTTTATTGTCTACATCTACTGCAAGAGTATTCCCTGTTTTTGTAAGGGCGTTACCTGCATCAATTTGACCTGCTCCTGAGAACTGTGTGAATACTAAGTTACTTGTTCCTAGAGTTGCTGTTCCTGTTACTGAAGTAAGAACGTATGCATTGTCTGCGTTACTTGAACCTGCTTCTACAAAACAGAACATTCCGCCTGAAACTTCATCGTTTGAGTCGGCGTCTATTCCTCTTGTTAGTATACCTGCTACACCTACTGCTGGAGCGGTTGTAACTTTATATAGACCATTTTGTGTTTGAGTAGTCTGATCTTTAATAAGAACTCTATCGTTAAGTGCTAAGTTAACACCATCAACTGCTTGAACGCCTGTAGCGTCATATGTAAGAGTTCCTGCACCATTGTTATATGTTGCTACTATATTAGCTGTTGAAGCTAATTTAACTGAGTCTTTAATATCGAGTGCTTGTTTAACACTATCGACATATGCTTTTGTAGTTGCATCTGTACTTGCTGTTGGAGTACCTACGTTAGTTACTCTGTTAGTACCCATGTCCACAGTCTGTGAACCGGCTACTGTAAAGCCTCCATCAAAGTCTGCTGAAGGTGTAAATGTTGCAGTACCTGTAACAGTAACGGTGTCTCCACCTGCGTTACCTAAAGTAACATTACCGTTTAGAGTTGTATTGCCATCTACATTAAGTGTAGAATCTAAATCAACTGCGTCTTGTACATTCATTGTACCAGCTACTACTGTATTACCAGAACCTGATGCTACTGTTAATTTGTTTGTGCCTACTAAGAAGTTCCCACTAGTTACGTTTATTGTACCTGTGTCCATATCTTTTCCTACAACTACTTTCTCGCTAGAGTTGGTAGTTACGAATTTAAGGTATGAATTTCCTGCTTCTTTGAAGTCAATCGCTGCCGCATTATTATCGGGCATTGTGATTGAGTTTGCCTGTCCATCAAGGTCAAGTGTTCCACCATGCGTAAGTACTAAATTACTTGTCGCTGCTAGAGTTAAGTTACCTGATGACGTGCTTATTGTATTGCTAGAGCCAGTTACAACTATGTTGCCTGACTTTAATTGGTCTATCTTACTGTTAGCGTCAACTACTACTGCTGAACTTGCTGTTAGCGTACCAGCCGCGTGATCTAACATTTCAACGTATAGAGCACCGCCGATTGCAGTTACTGCGCTAGAGGAAGGGTGACCAATAAATAGCTTATTACTATTAGAAGAATATGCTAACTCACCAGCACCAAGAGAACCCGGTGCGGAAGTGCTATTACTTCGTTTAATTTTTATTACTTGTGCCATTATTGTTTCCTGTTAGAGCTTAAAAGCTCCCTGCGTCTATAGTGTCTGAGTCCGCTGAATCGTTACCAATCATTACTGGAACGAAATTAAATGTTCCCGTTGACGTTTCTCTATAGATCTTTAACTGATTATCGTCAGTATCATAAAAAAAGTCACCCTCTGCTAGGTTGGTTGTACCTGCAGTTGGCGCTGTAGTTTGTACCCAAAGTTGATCAGATAACTGTAATAGTGCCTGTTCTACTGTGGACGCTGTTGAGATCGTTCTCGCAGCGTTTGAAAAAGTAATACCTTGTGCATCTGTTGCCGCTCCAGCAATCGCTGCTGAAATCTGAATAGTAGTAGTACTATTAGTTACTCCTACTGCTGTAGTTTGAGGTGTTATTGTTAGAGTAGTTGCCATTATCTAGTGACTTCTGGAGTAACTCTCGCTACACCCTGTAGTAATCGTGTTACTGTGCTATTTTGTGTATTTACTAATTCTAAATCGTAATAATATTTGCCTGAAGCAATACCTGCAGTGATTGAATTACCTAATTGCATAGTTAATGTACCACCGGAAGCATTAGTTATGGTGCAAGTGAAAGTCGCTGTCTTTGTTCCAGACGTTGGGGAAGGGCGAAGTTGTGCCCTCGCTGTATGTGTAGCGATGGGTAATGCTGATCCGTCCTCTGATAACGCTATTTGAATAGAGAAATCAGATCCTTGGTCAATAACGATATCGTAAGTTCCTGCTGCCATAATTAAATATTATACTCCTATTGTTAAATTATACTAAAAATCTATGGAAATGTCAAGAACTAAATTTGGAACGTCAGTAATTTTGGTATGCTCTAGCTCTATTTATTCAATTCACAGAAAAATAACCAAAAATTAGTGGTGGTGGTTTTCTCTAGATTAAGAGTATGCCCAAGTTACTGAAGACCAGTCTGAGTCTCCCGCTTTCAAAGTTCTATATTGTGCTATAGTAGCTTCGTTGTATTCTAGGTTTTGAGCTTCTAAGTGAAAGTCGCCCGGACTTGTCGTTGTGGTTCCTGTTAAATCAAACCCTAAGTCGTCCCATTTTGTTCTTGTTGAAGATACTGCAGTATTGTGCCCAGCGTTACCAGGAGCTTGAAACCACGCGTTTATGTGTGTAAGATTCCATCTCTCCATCATTCCTAGTGTCATTATATTATGGTCTGAGAAATATCCCTTACCTCTATGTGTAGGGTCAACTATTCCAAATCTTACATTCATCTTACCTGCTTCTGCTCCGAATACCCAAGTGCTAGTTCCTATAGCTGTGCCATCTTTTTCTGAAACATAAGTTGCTATTTGGAGATTGTCTCCTGTATATGTATGTATATTTGTTTCATTGAAGTTATCATTGTTTAATAACATTCTACTAAATCTATTTAGTCTTGCTATGTATGTTTTACTTCCTTGTGGAAAGTCTTTCCAACATCTCATAAAGAAGTCTTGATCTGACGCAGTTTCTGTAAGGGGTCTAAACTTCCACCCATTACTTGCTGTGCATATTGTTGTTGTTGCCATGCTATCTCCTATTGTTTACTATTATGTACTAACATGCCGTCTACATAATAGGTGTGTTCGTTATCAACTGTAATATTCCATACAGTTTGTTTTTTGTCAATTCTGTTAATTATGTCTATAGAACCATTAGTAGTCATATCACCTATTTCTATTTGTTTAGGCTCTAGTTCTATTTTATAACCAAATAACTGATGTTCCCTATAGTACTCTCCTGGGTCAATACAAGACCAGCCTTTATCTTCTACCCATACTGGGTGTCCTGCTGTAATCTGTATATCATTTAGCTTGTACCAATAATCAACTTCAAATGATTCTTTCTTAGTAACTGTAGCACCCTTTATCTTTTGTCCTACTTTTAAACTTTCGATAGCTTGTTGTCCTTCTT